TGGCACGCATAGAGGCAAACTCTTCTCCTCCATCAGTTGCAATGTCCATCAAGTTATCTACATAGATTGCCGTAGGTGGACAACCCCACAGTTCCTCAAATGCTTGCACCTCTTCATCAATATCCTGAAGACTTGGTGAGGATTCAAATGACCAGACAATGTGACTGCTCTTCTGCAACACAGCCTTAGTCCAGCCCGTATCTTTATTCATCAAGTACTCAACGTCAGTTTGATTCTTACCACTAATCATTGACGCAAGACGCATAGCCATAGTGTGTGCGTTTGTATCTGCAGAAATGTAGAGACAAGGTACTCGTGTCTTAAGTGCTAAAGCCAGTGCTAGAGTGGACTTTCCGACACCTGGAGTACCAGCGAGCATAGTAACTTCTGCTCTACGAATAATAATTTTGTTGCTATCAAATGCTCTGAATACAGAGGGCAATGGTTCTCCGCCAATGTCTGCTCTGCCTACGCTTCTTACTAAAGTTCTCATTTGTTTCTCCCGTCTTAAGTTGGTAGAGGAGCAATCACCTTCCCCGTCTGACTACCCCTCTACCAATTCTTATTTAGATGTCAAGGTCTAGCCGTTGACTGGTGAGCATTGGTCTGCTCCCTGTGGTTGAGGACAAACCCACATCGCGTAAGGCTTGCCGTTCTTTTTCGATACTCCCGATAGGAACTTGCGTGCCCCGTGTGTACACGTCGGTCCCGTAGCGGATGGAACCTGACCCTGGAAGGGTGCGAAGGTACTCTCTGGCGCGGTGGCGGGAGTTGAAATAGTGGTCGCCAAAGGGGCTACCACTGAAGCACCGTTAAGCATACGTGCTGTTGCTGCAATCTGTGTAGAGTAATCTGATACACCTTCAAGCAGTACTGATAGTTCATCTGCCGTGTTGGCACGAACGTTAATCATATCTCCATTGCTAGTCTTGTAAGAGACTTGCAACTTCCAGTCTTCTGTTGCCATTTATTATTCCTTTGCGAATTGGCAGTGCTGCTTTAGTCCACAGTAACTGCACGATTGTAGGTTCGGTAGAAATATACCAGCCTTGCGTGCCTTGTCAAAGCCATCAACAAAGTATTCAAGTGTGTCCTGTGTATATCTACTTAGGTCAATCATCTCTCCTGTCCCCGATTCACGAGACATCCAGTAGTTTCCGAGATTGACTTCAACTCCTAGCATCATCTGAACTCCTATTTTATAGAAGCCCAACTGAAGGTCAGAGGTTGGTCGTCTTGCTGATGTCTTCAAGTCAACGATAACTAACTTACCGTCTACCTCAAAGATTCTGTCAATGAACATCTTGACAGGTACACCTGCGATTACTGGATTCAACTCCAGTTCGATAGCACGTACACCTTGTGGAGTTGTCCAGATTTTCCAGTTGGGATTGTTCTTGCGCCAAAGTATGTAGTTGTCTACCCACTTGGAACCATTGGCATACCACCAAGCACCGTCTTCTTTGTTCGGGTTATCCTTGGTCGCACGTCCTGCTCTGCGAGCAGTCTCTAAGTTAAGTCCTTCGGTTTCTTTATTCCACGCCTTAAGCCATAACTCATTCATTGTCATAGTCGTACAATTCTGCTGCGTAGTGAAATGCTCTGCCACCTGCTGACCAAATGCTTGGCTCCTCAGGAACCTGTAGCAGTCGGCCTAGGTAGTACTGATACCCGCAGGTCAGATAGGTTGTGAATGCTGAGTAACTTACGTGAGCAGGTAATTCGTATGAGTCTAACTTAATCAAGGGTATCTTCTACAAAGTCTGTTAGGTCTTCTAGGTCTTTGCGAAGTTCTTCAATCAGGATTGCGATTTCGTCAATCTCTGTCAGTAAAATTGAAATCAGAGACTCAAGTGTCTGTGTTCTTTTTCTAAATGGGTTACGCATTTCATCCTCCGTCTAGTAGGTTGTTAGATAGTACCCCTGTCAAGGACAGGAGGGTACTTAAAACAAGGGTACTATCTAATATCTATTATATTATATATATTATATAAGGCGCTCCGCGCCTATATATATTATATTATAAGTTATAATAATATTAATTATACACAGATAGGAACCCGAATTATGAGCGACACGCCCAAGTACCCCAACTGGTTTGATGGTCAAAAACATAACTTTGAAGACCACCTGACCAAGTTCAAGGGTGAGCCTGACCTCAAGTTCTTGCAGATAGGAGCATACACAGGTGATGCCAGCGAGTGGCTACTGACCAACATACTGACTGACCAGTCATCAATCCTCCTTGACGTGGATACTTGGGAAGGTAGCGATGAGCGTGAGCACAAGGATATGGACTTCAATGAGGTGTATGAGTTCTATAAGAAACGTATGGAACCCTATGCAAACGTGCGGTCCGTAAGAAACACCAGTGAAAACTTTCTAAAGAACAACAAGACTGTTTACGACTTCATCTACATAGACGGCGACCACACCGAAGAGGTTGTCTACGCTGATGCTATTGGTGCGTGGCCACGTCTTAAGACAGAAGGCATTCTTGCCTTTGATGACTACCTCTGGGGTCAGGATGTTCACCCCTCCCTTCGCCCTAAACTTGCTATAGATAGATTTCTTGAAGAGAAGCAAGGTGAGTACCTGCAACTGGTTGATAGTTACCAAGTTTGGGTCCAGAAGAAATGAGAAAAAGACCCCCAAGCCATAGGATTACCTATGACCTGAGGGTCTCGTGTCTCTAACGGGCTGTTAAGGCCCTATTTGAGGGTGTTTACTTCTTGCTGCCTAGGCCAAATTCTTTAGCCTTAGGGTCTAGTGACTTCCAAAGTGGGGCAATAAACGCTGAAAGAAAAGCGTATGCCAGGGTCTTTGGGTCTGTTACCCCTGCTGCGTATAGGGCCACCACTGCTGGGACCGCTGCACGTGCGTAGGTAGTTGCGATAGCAACGAGTTTAGTTGTATTCATTTTTCTCCTTATGACTTGAAGACTGGCTTACCAAATCCCACAATAGTCACAGCCTGTGACTTGCGGAGTTTAGAACCATTCTTCTTCTTGTAGGCACGCACCTTCAGGCAGACTTGCCCTCCGTTGCGCTGGTCACCCTTCTTATCTGGGGCAGTATTGCCTTCGATACAGGTGACTGTTCCATCTGCATTATCTTTGACCACAATCCCAATATGTGAGATACGGTCAACTCCATCGTTTGGAAAATCAAAGAACACAACGTCGCCAGGTAGAGGAATTGCTTCTTCCGCCTTCTCCCATTGTCCCTTCTTCATAAAGGCTGTTGCTCCTGCCACTGTAGATACACAGTTAGGAATCTTCAAGCCCACTTGGTTAGCACACCAGTTAACAAAAGAACCGCACCAAGGCAGGAAGTTTGCTTTTGTAAATGCGCCGTACTTTGTTTCGTTTTCCTTCGGACCTTCAATTACACCTAGTTCGCCTTCGGCTACCTTGATGAAGTTTAGTCTTTGTCCCATTTACTCACTCGCTTTCTTGTCAACCTTTGCAAAGGCTGCGTTGATTTCGTCTGCGGTCAGGCTTCCATCGTTAAGGAAGAAGCGTGCAAGGGCTTCAAGTACACGTGCTGCACCAAGGGCGCCAGCCAGTACTGCTGCTTGCCATACTTCGATACCTACGAGGGAACCAGCACCGATAACTCCTAGTGCTTCTGCTGCAATGACTGCAAAAATTCGCATCATTACATTTTTAAATGTAGCCATTATTCGTCGTCCTTTATATTTCTGATGTTGATTGTGATTGCCCAGGCTGCAAGGGTTCCAATAATTGCGTAACCTACAACTGTCTTTGCAGAACCATCAAGGACGACCCAGGCAATGAACATACCTAGCAAAGTCCATAATTGATTTGCAATATCTGAAAAGAATTTCTTCATTATGGTTTTCTCCTGTATGCTGCAGCGCCAGCAGCAGCGGTTACTGCAGCCTGTCCAGCGATTTGACCTACAATAACTGCAGCAACAACAGTCTTTTCAGACTCTGCTCTTTCCTCATCACTCATATCTGCACCGATAGAACTAAGTGCAAGTAGTGCTTGTGCTGGGTCAGAGAAGATTGCTTCAATCAGGGCTGCTGGGCTCTCAAGAACTACAAGAGCAGCAGCAACTTCTGCGGTAATAACAACTTCGTTTCCGTTCTCATCTTCACGAACTTCAACTGGTGTCTCGGCTGGCAAGTCGGCATAGGTAAGACCTGCTGCTTGGATTGCTTCTGCTGTAACTGGTTGGCCTTGGGCCTCTTCAATAATTGCTTGTGCAACCTCAGCCTTTTCTTCTTCTGTTGCATTCTCTTCAGCCACCATAGGTGGTTCAGGTTCCTCAACAGGAGGTTCAGGTGCTAGTTCGGGAGCAGGTTCTTCCTCCATAGGAGGTGCTTCCTCTTCTACAGGAGGTGCTTCTTCCTCAGCGGGAGGTTCTTCAACTGGCAGAGGAGGCTCTTCAGCGGGTGCTGGTGGCTCTTCTACTGGCACAGGTGGTTCCTCAACAGGCACGGGAGGTTCTTCTGGTTCAGGCTCAGGTTCTGGGACTGGTTCAGGTTCTGGTTCTGGCTCAGGCGCAGGGTCTGGGATAGGCTCTGGCTGCGGAGCAGGAGCAGGAGGGGCGGGTGGTGCTACCACTGGCTCTGGTTGTACTATTGGTGTTGGCTCAGGTAAAGGAGTAACGACTGGTGTTGGAATTGATTCTGCTGTTTGGGTATCTACCGTTGATGTTTCTACTGGTAGCACAAGCGTTGCAGTATCAGAAGTTGAAGTCTGAGTATCAGAAGTCACAGAAGATGTCTCTTGTGTGGCAGTCTGAGTATCGGAAGTTACGGTTGGAGAATCAACGACTGTTGCACTATCGGAAGTTGTCGCAGTTGCACTCTCCGAAGGAGCAGTCCCCGTCTCCGAAACGGTCACGGTTTCAGATTGAACAGTCTGGGTATCAGGACTGGGACTTACACTAGGTGTAGGCGCAATACCATTGTAGTACCTGCCAGCGCCCGTGTAGTTATCGCTAATATAAGTAGTCCACTCACCGATAAATCCACCCTCACAAAACAATCTTGCAATATCACCTTTACCATTGAAGAAAGAATTGTCAGCATCCCAACCTGTAAGTGCTGTGTATGTTTCTCCAGCAGGGTTGGCACAGATGATTGTTACATCTCTAGCCATTAACTCTGGTGGTACTGCATTAGCAGATGGACTCGACAAAAATGAAGTGCCAAAAATTAAAAATAATATTGCGTACTTACTTGCTTTCCTTCTCGCAGAGGAGGAGATAGATTTGGTCAACTCGTGTTTCCAATCGGTTCACTTGGTCTTTCACGGAACTGCCCCCATTTGGTTTTAACTCTGATAGATAGTGCTTAACAAGCCACTTCACAAAGCCAGCAAACCCCACTGTTATTGTCATTACGGCAACGCCAAAGGCTGCCCATTCTGCTGCAGCCATTAGACAGTCCTCACGGTAATTTCGATTACGCCACCGAAACCATCAAAGCGACGGTCAGGTGGTGTCATACGGGTGAATGATATTTGTTCGATAACAACTTGACGAGACTCGCCAGTTGTCAGGTCTTGCCAGGTGAGCACGTCACCAGATTCTTCTACATCTTCTAGTTCAAGTAGACGCTCAAAGGCTCTGCCTTCGTATCCAACCTGTACGTTAAAGCGGTCAGTCTCAATGTCAAAGCAGTAGACAGGAAAGCGCATTACTCGCTGACGTGGTGTAGCAATTGTTGCCTTAATCTGATAGCCCTTGAATAGAGGACCTTGAGATGTGGTTGTTGCGTCACGTCCTAAGACGAATTTGTATGCTAAGAACTCACGTGCACCGTCTGGTTGCAAGGTAGCAACTTCAACTGGGGTGATACTTGAGTCGTAAGTAATGTGGTCATACTCAGTGCCATTGGTATCTACGGTCTCCATAATTACAGAGCCGTATCTAAAGTCACCACGTCCAATAAGACGCTTAAAGTTCTTAGGCTCTAATGTTGCGTATCGGATATTACCTGTAGTTAGGTAGCCCAGAGGGCGCAGGGTTGATTCTGATTCAATGTTAATGCTGCCAATCTTGCGTACAGTTCCCACTGGGGATACCGCAGCAGAGGCTACATTGCTTGCAGTCTTAGCATAAGTAAATGTTGTTGTTGTCGGTGCTGTTGCAACTGTGTATTGGCCATTGAACGTTGAGTCAACTCCCTCAACCCATACCTTGTCACCTGCTACTAGGTTGTGAGCAGCGGACGTAGTAAGAGTAGCGACGTTGCCAGTCAAAGCCTTGTTGCTTATAGAACCCATTGTCAGTGCTGTAGTGCAGAATACTAGGCGGTCTGTCTCGCCAGAGAATGCACAGGAAGTTGTGGCATAGCCAGTTACTTCTTCAATGTTAAGGTCATTGGCGTAAGCAAATCTCATCTGCTCAATCTCTGCACCAAGGTCAATGCGGATAACCCCAGGGGTTCCATCTACTCCAGTTGCACACCAAACAAAGCGGTCACGCACTGCAAAGTCATAGCAAGGCTGACTTGTCTCTACTAGCAATGGGCCGTAGTTGATTGCACCGTCTACGTCAGAGGCTGTAGCAATACGGATACCCTTGTCGGTTCCAATAAGCATATAACCGAGGTAGTATTTAATCTTGTGAATGCGCTCGCCCGCTGGCATCTCTGCTGTAGTGATAGCGGTAGTCAGGGTAGGTAGTAGTCCAGTTGACGTATTAAGTGTGAACTTAAAAATAGATGACTGGATACCACTGTAACCAGCAACATAGATTGCCGAGCCAGAGGCTGCAACGCTTGTAAAGACAATATCTGTATCGCTGTGTGTATAGAGTGCAGTCGGCAACGCAGTTGCAGATGATGAGAATTCGTAGATGCTATTGTTGGCAGCAAGGATAATACGGTCCTTGACATACTCCATCACACCACGATTGATGACTATTGCGCTGCTCTTAAACATTTCTTCTGTTGTGGTTGGTGAGTCACCAGCAAAGCCAGTAAGAACCTTCTTGTATACAACAGTCTTTGGTACACCAGCATCAAGGATTCTTGTAGCCCAGAATGCTTTTGTTCCATCGTCACAGAGTGCGTAGACTGGGTAGTCTGTGCCAGCAGCGTAATCAACAAAGTGAGTTACTGCGCCAGATGAATCAATCTTATCCACATCGTGGTCATCCCACAGCAATACACCATTGGTTGTTCCCCATTGGATTGAACGCAACTGTTGGGTTGGTCGGGTTGAGGTTATTGCACCGCTAGTAAAGTGGGCTTCTGCTGTCGTCTTAAGAAGTGAAACCTGTCCCTTGGTCCAGACGTTAACGCCTCTGCTGTCAGCAAATCTAAATGCTACAGTCTCACCTGCGGTAGGGTCATAGAACTTGATGCCATCTCCATTGTGAAAAGATGACTGGCTACGAATCCACCAACCAGTAAGCGACTGCTCACCTGGCTCCTGCCCATTGTCGAACTGGTCCTTACGAAAGGGTGCAGTCTGACGAATATATGGGCGTGAGTCATTGATTGCATAGAAGAATGGGAGTCCACCGACTGCTACATCATATGCCTCAGATGTGTTCTGCCAGATTGATGAAGACGCAACTACGCCGACATCTGTGGCAATTGAGCGAGCATTACCAAGTTCATCACCACGACCTTCTGTAATATCTCTGCCAGCCAAGGCGTACCTCCACTATGTTGTTTTAATCGTATTGTTTCTTTTTCCAAAATAAAGTTTTATATGTTTTTACTATGTTGCTTCTAAAGTTATCGTGACTTATTGCGTTTTTTACTGGGTCAAATTCTTGTAAAGAACTGGTCCACTTTTCTCTTGGGATTGGAATTATTTGGCAAACTGGAGTTCCTGCTTTAATGATTCCCGTAAATCCTTGTTTCAACCAAAACGGAAAATGAGTTGCTATCTCATAACTATCTGTATCAACAACTCCCGAAATAGTAGTAAATGGTAAATCAAGACGATTCATTGGATGAGTAAACAACAAAGAATAATTCTTAGGAGTTTTAATTACTAAACTCTGGTCCCATTTGAATACGACTGGGTAATGAAAAAGAGGATACTCCATCCCCTCCCATTGTTCTTCTGAGTGAAGGCTTACCACTGACCTGCCAAGGTCTCTGTGATTAATAAAAGGAAGGCCGTTTTCTCCAATGCTAACCTCTATATCGGAGGTCAATACAGCCATATAACCCAAAGTCATTCCATCTAAGAATGGAGCACACTGCTTGTAAGTGGCAGTAGAAACACCTTCTGCGGTTAAATGGTTTGGGCATCCTCTCATCTTTTGAGGACTCTGCTTGTACCAATTTGGTATTGTTAGACGAGCAGGTTTAATAGAATTATTTACTGTGTCCAGTTGAGTTAATGGAACTAATTTTATTTCTGGCATATCTATACCTTACCATAAAGACTTAAGTTCTTGTGACTTGAATTACCCTGCCCAATGCGGACAGGGCTTTCAAGTCTACTTTGTCTTACGGCTCAGAATAAGTTCCGTCTTCATTTTTTACCCAACCAAATGAGCACTCAGGCGGAACAACGTCCCCTGTCACATCGCTTGAAAAAGGTGTACTATTTGTTTGACGAACAATTCCTTCTGTAATTTGAGTCACAAAATAAGTAAGGGGTGCTTCGACCCAAGAACCATCTTCGTACTTTTTTGCTTTTACATCATCCCAAGATGTTTCATCATCTAGTAGAATCGCTCCTTCTACAATAGAAGGGCTTTCTACGTAAGCAAAAGCAACACCGTCTTTTAATTGAACCCATTTACTCATTATGCAAACTCCACTACTTCCCAACGGCACGCTCCCGTTGCGACTAAGGTTGTTGAATTAGAAAGATACACACCCATTTGCTTGGTTGTTGCATCCATTGTTCCGCCACTCAAAGTTCTTGTGCCAGAATAAGAAGCAAACGAACCAGTGCCGATACCATTCTGCTGTCCGAATCTTGCAGTATCTCCGCCTGATGGGGTAAGAGTTCCAGTTGATGAACTGTTTGAAGCAACAGTACCGCTTGCTCCTTCGGAAAAACTACGAACAAAAGTTTTTGTTGTATCAACTGCAGTAATAGTTATGCTTCCAGCGCTCACTGCTTGACCACGCTGGACTGATTTAATTCCTCCACCTGCTGCTGCAGGAAATACGGCGATACCCATTACGCTATCTCCACTCCGCTAATATGAAAGTTAACTGCTACGTTAGATGCTCCACCAGTAATGGTGTTGGTTGCTACAAGCACTTGTTTGCAGTCAATGTATACAGTTGTATTTGCTGCAATAGCAGCAGTTGTATGAAGTGATGTTCCTGCTAAACCAAGAGTAAACGTATAAGCAGATGAACCAGTATTGGTTACTGCTATGTTAGTTACCACTGTTGTTGTAGCAGAAGGAACCGTATAGAGAGTTGTTCCTACTGTTGTTGTTGCTGCTCCTCTAAAGAGAGCCTTAGATGTTGTAGCCATTAGTTACTACCCTTTCGATTGTTTATCATTATCCGATTACTACGATTACTACGCCTGAACCACCAGCGCCACCGCTAGTAGTACTAGCGTTTGCAGCGCCACCACCACCACCTGTATTTGCGGTACCTGCCGTACCATTTCCAGTACCACCGCCACCTGAACCGCCTGTTCCAGAACTACCACTTATAAAACCACCACCACCACCTGCATAGGTTACAGATGTTCCAGTAATAGAGTTTGCTGTTCCTGCTCCGCCATTATTATTAGTTGCAGCAGCACCTGCGCCACCGCCTCCACCACCGCCAGTGTTGCTGTGTCCATTATTTCCTTGCCCAATTTGACCTAAACCTGCTCCGCCGTCTCCGCCACCTCCGCCAGACCCACCGTTTTGACCAAAGTTTGCATATTGATTTGTAAAACGACCACCTCCACCACCGCCAAGTGCAACTATTCCGCTTGCTCCACCAATTGCGCTTGCTAAACCACATTGGGCACTGGACCTGTCGGCTAAGTACATACCAGCGCCGCCAGCGCCAACTGTTACAGTTAAAGTACCTGTAGGTAAAAATGCAGAAGTTGAATATACTAAACCACCTGCACCGCCGCCGCCTGCATAAGATGAATTTGAACCTCCACCCCCACCACCACCAACTACAAGAACTTCGCAAGTTCCAGCGGTGCCAACGGTAATAGAACCACCAGCAGTATTAGTAAATTTGTAAATAGTTTTACCAGCGCGTGATGTTGTATCTACGGTAGGTGAACCAGTAGTTGCTGTAACCGTGGCTTTACCAATACCACCGCCACCAATAGGTGTAAATAAAGGCATTGTATCTCCTAAGCGTATTTGATTGGACCAGCACCGAGTACGGTGAAGGTTGCTGATGCTGTCTTAATGATTGTAAATGAGTAGGCATCAATTGCTGATGCGTTACCTGCTGCTGGGGCTGTACCACCAGACCACTTGACTGTCTGTGCAGAACCATCAATGGTCAATGCTGAATGCTTATATGCTGTAGAGCCAGTGGTAACAAGGAATGCAACAGTGATTGCATCTCCAGTAGCAAGGATACTGTTAAGCGTTGCTCCTGAATTGCCACGGACATTTAATGTCCAGTCGGCAGATGCATTAGAGGTATAGTAAAGAACACCTTGTGTTGCTGCATCAAAGTTAATTGTTCCAGTTGCTGCTGTAGCAGATACGGTCATACGCTCTTCTGGAGAGATAATGACTGGAGTTGTAAGCGTTGGAGATGCAGATGCGGCCTTAGTATTAATCTGTGTTTGCACAGCAGATGTAACACCATCTAAATATCCCAACTCTGTAGCATCTACTGTGGCTAGTGCTGTACCAGCGTTTGCTAAATCTCTTGCTTTACTCATTAGTATGCTCCCATAATGCTCATTATAGTATTGTCGTTTTCAGTTGCTATTGTTGCATATGAAGATAAATCAACAGCACTCCAGGTTAAGCCTGTAGCAGTAGATGAATCTGCCTTAAGGAAATATCCATTAGTTCCTACTGTTAACTTGCCAGCAGTATCTACTCCAGTAGCAACAAGTATGTCGCCTTTAGCATCAAATAATGTAGGGCTAATAACGTTGGCTAACTCAAAAGCAGTGAAGGTAATAATTTCAAGAATATCTCCAGCAGTCAAAGCAGCAAGAGAAGCGATACTTGTTCCATTAGTTGCTACATAATCTGTAGTGCGAACTAAAAGAACACCGTTGAGGTATACCTGCTCTTTGCCTACAATGTAAGAAAGCGTCAAGCCATTATCATCTGTTCCAGACTTTGATGTTTCTCCACCTGTTGCTGTGTAGCGATAACGATAAATGTCAGAAGTAGATGAGATAGATGCCCAGGCAGAACCATCCCACGCAAGCATTGCGTTAGATACAGAGTTCCAGTAAAGAGCACCCTCAATAAGTGCATTACCATCATTGTCTACAGATGGAGCAGATGACTTGCTACCAAGGTAGCGGTCATCGAATGAATCGTAAGATGCCGCTGCTGCAGTTGCGCTAGCGGCTGCTGCTGTAGCAGAACCAGCCACAGTATCTACGTAAGCCTTTGTAGCAGCGTGTAGGTCTACTGTAGGAGCACCTGAGAGAGTAAGAGCACCAGTCATAGTAGAACCAGCCTTGAGTACAAATGACTCGTAGACAGTTCCACCTGATTGGATTGCGCTAGCAATCTCACCAAGAGTGTCAAGTGTAGATGGTGCTGAGTTAACTAGGTCTGCCACCTTTGTATCTACATACAACTTAGTCGCAGCATCTGCATTATCTGTTGGTGTAGCAAGAGTTGTAATCTTCTGGCTGTTCATTGAGACTGCAGCAACTGGGTCAGCAAACTCATCAAGAGTGTATGCCTTGACTGTTGATGCTAGGTCAGAGATAGTTGATGATGCCTGTGTGCCTGTGTGATTAGCACGAGCCAATGGGTCTGTCGCCAACTTGCTAAGAGCAATTGCTGCACTAGCATTGATGTCTGAGTTTACAATAGTTCCATCTACCAAGTCGGCAGAGGTAATAGTTCCACCAAGACTTAACTTGCTATAAGCAATACCAGCAGAGGCATTAACATCTGCGTTAACAATTGCGCCAGTTCCAATTACTGTTGTAAGACTGACATTGCCAGTTCCATCAAATGTAACTCCACTTGCTTCTACATCTCCAGTTAATTGGAATGTGCGACCAGTGGCTAAGGCTGTGGCTGTAGCAGCATTACCTGTTGTAGAGCCAGCAGTACCACTTACGTTACCAGTTACATTACCTGTTAAGTTGCCTGTGAATGTACCTGCAATAGCGCCAGTACCAGTAATGGTTGGGCTAGAAATAGTTGGGCTAGTAGCAAATACATTTGCGCCAGAGCCAGTTTCGTCTGTAAGAGCAGCAGCGAGATTGGCACTTGATGGAGTTCCAAGGAATGTGGCAATACCAGTTCCAAGTGCAGTAATGCCAGTACCACCATTGGCTACTGGAAGAGTCCCAGTCACGCCAGTTGTTAAAGGTAGTCCAGTAGCATTAGTTAGCACTGCAGCACTTGGAGTTCCAAGCGCAGGTGTTACAAGAGTAGGAGATGTAGCAAATACCAGAGAGCCACTACCTGTTTCATCAGAGATAACAGTTTTAAGTTCTGCAGATGTGGTTGCAGCGTGCTCAGTAAGTTTTCCAATAATGTGTGTATTGGCCTCACGGTGGTCACGTCCAATAGCCATATGCCGAATGACTGCTCCAGCAGAGTGTGCAAGTCCAGTCTGAGGGCTTGTGTCAATAGCACGAACAATTGTTAGAGTGGTGCCAGAGACACCAGTAACATCTACAATTTCTTCAAGTGCTGTGTCTGGGTCAATGACTACTGTGAAGGTAGACGTTGGCGTGATTGAACCACCAAGAACACCACCAAGAAGTTGGGTAGCACTCTGGACAGTCATTGATGTTGCAGCAGCAGTGAGGGCTGCGGTCAGTGTTGTTTGCTGGGAGCGGGAGGAATAGTTACGTGTTGGCATTTTTTACCTATCGGCTGTAGTGGACGCGGATTGGATAGTTCTGTTGTTGTCTCGCAGTTTCCTCATTGAGACGTTGTGTGTATAGCGCGTAAAGTTGCTTGGTAGCAGTCTGGGAAGCACCGTATGGACGCTTAGCATCCGTTTCATCCGCCTGAGGACTTGTCTGTGCTGCGCGAGCAGGGTCCAGATAAGTCAACATTCTGTATGAAGCACCAAGGACTACCACATCACGAGTTGATTCTGGCAAGCCAGACTGTGTTGCGTAGACCTGAGAATTTGTTGTGAACGCTACTGGGTCGGTTGCATATACAACACGTACTGTACGTCCTGGGGTGATTGGGTCACCGATAGTTACAGTCTGCACTACATCTGTTCCAGTAGTGTAGCCATAGGTTTCTGGGTTTGCTGATGATTCCCAAGACCAGCGACGTACTGGAATCCATTCTTTAGATGGCCCAATACTTTCCCAAGAAATTGAAAGAATATTTGAGATGTTGAGATTAGCAAAGGCGTAGGCTGAGATTGCTGCATTGAAGGTAAACTCTGTTGACTTGACTGCAAAGATAGATGAACCGATTGCTCGGATTGTGTCATTGATTGCACGCTTGATTACAAATCGTGGGAATGTAGGGGCAATGGTTACCTTTGTACCAGCGGTATGTGATGCAAGGGTTGTGCCGAGATAGCCACGCCCAAATGGAGATACTGTTGCTTGGCTTGCTACTCGGTCATAGCCATCTACCCAGATTAACTCTTCATCAATCTCAAGGACACCCTTACCGATTGACTCCGTTGAGCCAAGGGATAGATTGATTGGTGCAGCAATTGTTGATGCTGTCGCTGCAACATCTGCCATAAGGTGAGTTGCTCGGTCCTGTTGGAAGGTGTAGCCAGCAAGGTTGATGAGAACCTCGTCAATCATATTTGATAATGTAGTTGTCATACGCTGATGCTCCTTAGGGCTACTACTGCTTCTTTGCCTGTTGTTCCAGCAATTTCATTACATACTGCGTTAAGACCTTTGTAAGCGCTAGGCTGGCGTGAAGAACTAGCCTTATAGTTCAACGCTCCAAGAAGAGCCTTGCCTGTTGTACCAGCCCAGACGTTTGCTGCGCCATCTGCATCTT